TCTTGTTGAAATGCTGCTAAACTTTTAAATAGGTTTTTCATAATATAAATTTTAATTGTTTGACAAATATAACTATTCTTTTTAATATAACAATGGATAAATGTTAAATTTTATGATATTTTTCTTTTGCTTGTAAATATGCGTTTCGTGCTTCTTCTTCAGTATTATAATAACCTAAATAAGTTTTAATTTTATTTATTCTAATATATGAATACCATTTTTTAGCAACTTTATTAAAATAATACCCTTTAACATTTTTTCTATTCCATTGATTTTGTTGTCGTGTTACTGCTCTTAAATTGCAAATTCTATTGTCATTTCTAATATTATTAATATGATCAATTTCTATAGGACACTCTTTATTTACCCAGTACCAAGCAAATCTATGGTTTCCTATTGCAAATAATTTATTATTTACATTAACACTAAACTTCATATATCCGTCTTTTTGAATATAATCAACTTTATTATTAAATCTATTATAAATAATACCAGTTTCTGGATCGTAGGTATAACCACGTTTAATTGCTAATTCGCATCTTTCTTTTCGTGTCATAAAATAAAAAAGCCTTAGTGCTTTCAAGGTTGCGGTCTCTACTAACACTAAGGTCTTAAATAAGTTTCTGAATGTAGCCGCAACCCTACAATACAAATATATAAATTTTTAATTAATTATAAAAATTTTTGTAAACCAATCGCACAATTTTTTATACTATTAGCTCGTTGATTTAAACTATTAATTTGTTCTTCAATTGTTTTTTTACAATCTGTTGTAAAGTATCCATTAGAATTTGCAACCAGCGGTATTATGCCGTTTGTACGTATATAGTTAACCATTTTACGTAATCGGGGACCATTCATTTTAATTTTATAACCTTTCGTGTTTAGGTATTCGTTTAATCGGGTTACTATTAATTCACTTTTAATTGGGTTCGCCTTTTTGTAGTTTCTGAATCCATGAACCACTACTGGCAGAATCTCCATTTCTTCGCTTGTAAGTTCGTGTGTGAACTCTTCAAAATTTGTTACGCTCATAATTTAAGTTTTAAAATCCGTAACGCATTACATCTTCATACTCGGCTAAGGTCATTTGATCGTAATGGTCTTGTGCTATGTCTCCATTTAGTTCGAATCGTGTTTTTCTAATTTCACGTTCTTTTGCTTCAGCACGTTCAATGTTACGCATAATCATTTTTAGCGTGTTTCTTAAATGGTTTTCATCCATTAAATCAATGTCGATTTTTTGACCATTCTTCATAGTCCAGTAATACTTTTTCATAATTTAAGTTTTAATTGTTGAGTCAAAAGTAATTATTCTTTTTAATATAATTACAATTCTTTTATCTTTTTTTTATAAGTCAACATAATTTCTCGCAATTCCTCTTTGGTGTATCTTCTTTCTGTTGCTCCATTTTCCTCTAACCATTCAACTCGCTCAACTCCGATTTTGTCAATTAGCCTTTTTCTGTATTCAACTTGATTACCTGAAAGCATTACATTACATTTATAACAACTTACCCAAACATTGTCTTCGTGAAAGCGTACGTTTGAATGTCCTCCAGCACTTAAATAGTGTGATGCGTGTCTTACTCCATTTATTTGTTTACCGCAGCTTATGCAGTTTTCGTGTTTATCTCGCTCACGTATAAATCGATTAAATACAACTTGTGTCATATTTAAAAAGTCTTGGATAGTTTCTAAGTCTTGTTTCATTTTCTGCTTTTTAACTTTCCATTGTTTCGCCTTTTCAGATTCTACCCAAACACGAACACACTCATCTTTTAAACAGTATTTCATATTGAATCGGATAGGCTCAAACTTTTCTTTGCAATGTTTACAGCGTGGCATCTTTCATTTTTAATTGTGTTTGTAAATCCTTATTCTTAAACTTCTCCTCCATCAATAGTTTTTCAAGTCTAAAATTCTGCTGTAATGCTGTTCTTAGTTCCTTTTCCATAGCATCGTAGCTTATTTTCACTTGTTGTAAGTCTGCTAAGCTACGCTCCATTGAATGTATTAAATCATATCTATTAGAGGCACGTTCTTTTATTTCCTCAAGACTTAGTTTAATCTTTAAATAGGTAGTGTCTAAGTTTACTTTGCCAGTTATAATTGTCAATTCGTTCATTTATTCGTGTTTTTGTAAGTTATAATAATCAAAAAGGAACATCTTTATTCATCTTTTCGCTAAACGAAAGTAATTCTTTTCCGTTAACTATATCGGGTTCAATCAAAGGTAGTTGTTTAGCTGGAAAACTATTTGAAATTGGTTTCGTGTTTCTAATCGGATCAACTGAATTAATTTTAAACCCTAATCCGTTATTAAATTCACACAATACTGGTTCATCTAATCTCGTATGCATTCCGCCCGTGTCCATATCCTTAATTTTTTCTACGTTTACCATAGTGTAATACTTCATTGTTTCGTGTTTTATTAGCCTGTGAATAACAAACATATCATCACATCTATTTAAAAACGCCTTACCGCCTTCTACGTGGTCTTTTAAAGGTGGTTTAAGGTGCCCTTTCCACATATGCCCGTCTGCATATAAATTACCGCTCCTACCACTTTCGCTATTTGGGTGCGTGTTTATGTAAATTGTCATTCCCGATTCATTAACAAATTGCCTTGCTTGATTTAAAAACTGATAATTACCTTCATAAGTCATAGGTCGGTCAAGTCCTGTAAAAGGGTCAATTAATCCAGCATCGCAGTCGCTATCTTTAAATAACTTTAAAATATCCGCAGGAGTATAAAGTTTATCGTTAGGTATAAAATTAAAATACTGCTCTAAGTATGTTGCCGTGCTTAATATCTTTGAATCTTCTATTTCAGTAAACTTTTGCCCTAAGTACATTTGTATCATATCACGCAATATTTGACCTTTTTGATTTTCACCACTCCAAATGCAAAACTTTAAATCGTGTTTTACTGCCAACGTCAAAAAATACCAATTAATCCAATAAGTTTTACCTACGTTATCGTGTCCTAAAATAATATTTAGTTGTTTACGTTTAAACAAAAGATGATTATCCAAGTCGCAGTTAATGCCGTAACCCTTTTTTATTTTTCCGTGTTTATAGTCAAGTAGGTATTGTGCTGAATCGCCTATCATAATCCAAGTTGTTTGTTAACATATTCTACTAAATGGTCGGTTTCTTCTTTTTGATATTGTTTAGGGTTTCTACTAAGCCAAGTTCTTAATCTTTGAGATATACCAAATGTTTTTTCTTTTTCAAATCTAAGTTTTTTATCATTCTCACCGTGTTCAGTCCAATAAAAATAAAAGTCGTTTAGCATATCCCTACCATACTCATCTAAAAAAGGTTTAAGCGCGTCAGCAAATTTTAATTTGCGTTCTTCTATATTATTCTTTATATTTAATACTTTATTATTTACTGCAAGGGTCTCTTTAAGGGTGTCTTTAAGGGGGTCTTCAAGGGTATTAATGTTAACTTGTTGTTTTTCAATGCGTTTCAATGCGCCTTGTTTACCAAATTCTTTAGCTTGAATTACGATGTTCATCGTCTTTTTGTAATTATCAAAATATTTTTTTACAATTTTCTTCTTAATTGCAACTTCATTACCCTGATAATACTCGGTAACTGCATAGAGCCATAAGGAATAATCGGCTATATTATCAAAAAACTCTTTGGCATATTCAAGGTCTTCGATGTTTACCTTTACAAATTCTTTTTTGTTTGTCATGGTTGTTATTTAAAGCATAACCCCCGAACCGATAGCCACAACCACGAGGCATTTCGCATTCAGGGGTTAATAAAAAAGTCTTCTGATTCATGTGGTTGTAATTTCAGATAGGCAAATATAAAAATAATTATTTAATCAAACTCAAAATTCTTATAAAAATTATTTGCTACATTAACACGAACCCTCCATTGCTTTATTTTACGATAGTCAATCTTTTGCTTAGGGTTGTACAATATAAGAACTCTCATAGTTTTTCTATTTCGTGTTTTACTTGTTTCCAATAATACTCTTGAGTCATATCTTCCATAATATTATCTTCAAAACTTTTATATACAATTACATATGGATGATTTAATTCAAGTAATTCATCAACTGCAATCAATGCGCATTGTTTGGCAGTACTTGGAAACATTGATTCACTTGGAGGAATACAACCTTTTCTATTAAATGGGTTTCTGTATTTCTTAACTAATTCAAATGCTTTCTCTTTTGGTGTCATAGCTTTTCGATTTCTGTTATAACTTCTTTTAAAAACTTAATTCGTGTTAATGTAAGCGTTTCCTGAATACGCTGGTGGCAAGTAAAGATAGCGCAGCTTCTCGCTTTCTTATAATCTTTTATTTCAAGTCCAATGTAGAACTTGTCTACTAACTCTATTGCAAATTGTTTCGGTGTCATACGTTTGATTTAACTATTATTTCTTTATCACTTATTATTTTAAAGCTTCGAGTACGTTCGTATTTCTGCATGAATTGAAGATTCATTCTATTATAAACATCCTCATGGTATTCCTTACCTTTCAAAAGCAATTCTTTTAACCGCTCAAGTTGTTCTAATAAAACTGCTTCGTTTGTCCATTCGAACACTGCTGTAACTTCTTTTGCTTTCATTCTTCTGATTTAAAGGTTTCGTTGTAGTATTGTTCTGCCATGTGATTTCTTGAACCACAATGCGCCCATGTTTGTTCGTAATATTCTTTTTGAATAGTTAATTTAATAGCATTAATCATCTGCTCTTTCTCCATTTGTTTGGCTTTGTCAAACTCACTATACAAAGTCAAATCAATACCATGATTTTGTTTAAGATTATTAACCAACCATTCTATTGCTGTTTTCATAATTTAATTCTTTTATGTTTTTCAGTTCTTAATATATCACAATAATTTATTCCGTGTTTTTGTGCGTACCTTAAAACGTACTCTTCACAATACTCCAACACGGATGAACTATAAAGATGTACATTATTAATACTCACTGCATAACTTATATAGGTTCTATCCTTATACGTTTGCTTTATCTCTCTAATCCATCTATATTTCATTTCTCAAATTTATAAACGTGCCAAACAAAATAAATCAGTAACCCAAACTTAATTAAAAAACTTGCTTCCATGTTTTCGTGTTTTCGTTGTACCTTAAATTACGAGCTTTAGCATGACAAACTCGCATATAAAGTTCAATATCCATATACCCAGTGTTTTTCTTCTTTTGGTCTAACCAATAGTCAATAATCTCAATCAAAGTTGGATTTGCTTTTTTCTTCGTTCTCATGGCATTAAAATTAAAAGTGATACCAACATACCAAACGTTGCCGTAAACAGCGTTAAACCGAACGTAACAACCCTTAAAAACTCTTTGTGCTCTTCATTCGCTGGAGTAACTTGGTCTAACAAGTCTAAAAAGTAATTTTTCATAGTTAATTATTTAATTGTTTTGACAAATATACTTATATTTTTTAATATAGGTTACATTTTTTTCAAATATTTTTTATTAAAACTAAAAAACCCCTACCGAAGCAAGGGTTTCTCATTAACAATTAAACTATGAATTATGAAATCAATGCAAATATACTACTTTAATCGACGTAGCAAAATCTTTTTAACGATATTACCAACGATTTTAAAAAGACCGCCTTGCGAGTCGACTTTCACCTCTACTTTGTCAGCGGTCTTATCAACAGTTACATCTATGTTTTTACCATCGTAATCCACTTTTAAATCCCCGTCTTTACGCTCGATCTTCAAATCTACTTTTTCAGTGTCAATGTCTACTTTTAAATTTTTCTTTGCCATTATGCTTCATTTGTTGTTATTACTCCTTTTGGTTCTAAATGTACCTTGCGAACATTAGCTGGTTGCGCTATCTTCCATGCTGTTCTTCGTGCTTGTGTTAGTCTGCTCTTTGCTATTCGTGCTACGTTAACAGAGTTATTTTGATTGCCACCTAACACGTGATAGTGCGTTTGGTCTTCACCTACATAGATTCCTACGTGACCGCCGCCATTTCTTTTGAATGTAAGAACATCCCCTAACATTGGTTCAGAAACACGGTTGCCAAACTTATTCCAGTTCAATGCCCATAACGGACGCTCAACTACTTCAAGTCCTGCAGCTCTGCAACATTCAGCTATAAACAAACCGCACCATGGAATTTCATCGTTAGTGTAAATTCTTTCAAGTCCTAAGTTCTTTGCCCAACCTAATATAATTGGATTGTGTTCTTTACCTACAAATTCTTTTACTCCAAGTTGTTTAACAGCTTGAACTAAAATTCTCGGTGATTTTTCTTCTTTTAGCCAATCGTAACTCATGCCGTTTCGTTTATTTCGTCTTCGGGTTTAATAGCAAAATACGAATGAGATTCAATGCTTCTTTCAAATGCTGTTGCTAATTGCTTACCATAACATTCATAAAGCTTAATTTTTAATTCTTGTACTTCGCTGTGTGTGTACCATAACCACATTGCAAGTACTCCAGTTGCTCCTTGCTTTTTAATAATTTCTAAAAGTTTGGTTATATCAATCATTGTATTTAATTTTCTATTGGTGGGAATGGTGGTGTTGGTTTTGGTTCGTATGGTATCAAGTCAAGGTCTTTAACCCAAAGAAAGTCAGGATTAACGCATTGCTCCATTTCCTCTACTGATATTACCCACTGGTCTGTAAGGTTCAAAATTGGATTAAAAAAACTGTCTGGTGCATACCATTGTCCGACTAATTCGTCTTTTTGTACCTCTGTAAGTAACCCTACATAGGTTAACTTTTGTTCTGTTGTTAAATCTGTTAGTTTCATATATTTCTATTTAATGATGTTTGGAATGTGGTTACGCGAGAATTTAGGTTAGCTGCTTCTGTGTCAGTTAAGCCGTCACCGATTGATGCAAAAGAATATTGTCTATTAGACCAGTTTTGCATTAAGCCATCATTATTTAACGCACCTATTGGCATTATCTTTAATGATAATCTTGAACTTGTTTGAGCTGTATCAATTACTTTACTTCCGTTTTTATAACCTGTTGTATTTGTAGCAGAATTTCTATTGGCTATAAATAAACCCCTTGAATCTGTATTTGCTACATTTGGATATGTCTGTAATCCGTAATTAGCATAGAATTTATTATCAGTCCATCTTGAAATCACTGAGTTTTCAGCAACACCAACAGATGCTGTAACACACCCCATGTCATAACCACCATTTAAATTACTTCTTGAATATATTGATAAATGACCGCTTGAAATATTTAATGTATTATCTGCAATTAAATAAGTATTTGCCCATCCGTTAGAACCATTTGGAGTATAACCATTATTATCCCAACTACCACCACCATGAAAAGTCAATCTAAATGCAGCATCTAAATCTCGAGGGTCTTTTAAGTTCCATTTCATTGATGTCGCCGTTCCACCTACAAATGGATAAACCGCCTTCATTTTAGTCCACAAATTATCAGCTTTTAATCCTATTACTAAGTTGTTTATTGCATTAGCTTCTACTTGGTCTTGTATATCAGCAGCCGTTACAAAAGCCTGTGCATCTGCATCACTTACTGTTTGAGTTCCTATTGAGCGTCCTAAGGTAGTTTGAAATGCTTGAACTGCTGTATAAAAGTTAGCTGCTTCGGTATCTGTTAAACCGTCACCTATTGAAGCAAAAGCATATTGTCTATTAGTCCAAAGTGTGTCGTAGTTTCTTTTACCGATATGATATGTAGTATTAGGTTTTGTTGCTCCAGCCGCACCCATTGAACTTCCTAAAACAGTACTTCCGTTTTTTATTAATTTAAAAGCATTTGAAGCTGTTCTTGTATTAACATAAAAGCCTGTTGAATTAGAGTTCGTGTGACTAAAATTAGCTGCCATATTCCAATTGTATGATGTTGCAGCGTAATTTAATTCAAGGTCAACTAAAACAGAACCAAAACCTCCTCCCATATCAATGCCACCTACATTATTAGTTCTTGAGTATATTGAAATATGGTTACTATTTATATCACTTAAATTAGTTGAAGGATTATAATAGGTTTCAGCAAAAGCATTAACTCCATTTGTTTGATACCCATTTACTGAATGCGTACCTCCTCCACTAAACACCAATCTAAATGCTGCATTTGTGTCTAAAGGATTTTTTAAATTAAACTTGTGCGTTGAAGCCGTCCCACCAACAAATGGATACAAAGCTGAAAATTTAGTCCAAATAGAATAACCTTTTAAGTCAAGTACTAACTGATTAATAGCACTTTGTTGAGTAGGGTCTGTAATTGAAGCCGCTGTGATGAATGCTTGTGCATCAGGGTCTGTTGTAACACCTACAATATCCGTTAAACCCGCCCAACTATCAGCGTGAATGTCACCCCAACCAATAGCGTTGTTTGCACCTTGCCCCCAACCTATTGAGTTGTTTGCTGCTCCGTCACCCCAACCGTTACTATTTGCCATATTTATTTAACTTATTGATTCGTGTTTTGTCCTATATGCTAAATTTTCTTACTGCGCGAACATAACCAAATCCAAATGACTTTGATTGGTTAATTGATTGCCAATTTACATAATACCATGCCTCATTGCTTGAAAGCTCGGTGCTTGACCAATAAGCAGTGACAACTAATTGAGTTCCTGAAATTGAATTCAATGTCTTGTTTACATTAAACATATTATTATATAATAAACTTAATTCACTTATTGCAGGTAAATACCAATCTGATTTACTATTGTTTGTTGAATCTAAACATAATTTAGCCGCTCCACTTGTAAATCCTGATTGCCCAACTATTGCATTTGAATTACTTAAACCATCCCAAGTACTTTGAGCTGTTGCGCCTATTGCAGTTCCAGTTATATTACTCCATGCTGAACTTGTACTTAAATCAGTTGTGTCAACAACTAAATAATATTGAACACCATTATCAATATATCTATGAAAAACAACTCCACCCTCAGAAGATACATATTGTCCTATTTCATAAGTATAACCAGTTCTTGCAGTCCAGCTTAATGTACCACTTCCATTTGTTTGTAATACTTGTCCACTTGTTCCATCTGCTGTTGGCAATGTATAGGTAGTGTTGCCAGTTAAATTATTAGCAGCTTTTAAACCTACATAATTAGTGCCGTTATCTGACAATTCCATAAACCTTAAAGGAGCTGCATTTGAACCACTTGAATCGCCAATTAAAACCGCACCAGTTCCGTTAGGTCTTATTTGAATATTTCCATTAGAAGCGCTTGTAATAGTATGTCCGTTTACATCTAAGTTACCACCTAATTGAGGCGAAGTATCTAAACTTACCTCGTTAATTTCAGCTCCAGTTACATACTTAGTATCGTAAGTTGATCCGTTATAATCTGCTATTGGAATCCTATCTGTGCTTTCAACCTTTGCCGCTTTCGCTGTTAGTTGACTTATCTTTACGTCCGCCATTTATTTTGTTTAAATAAATTTGTAATTTTTTAATGTTTTCAGCCTTAGGCTTGTATTTCTTTAAATGAACCATCCAAAATAATTGTTTTGTGTGTCCGGGTACATATCCCCATTTGAATTTAAGTTGTATTCAGGAAATAAGTCTTGGTTAAAACTCATGTAATCAATAAACCTTTCAGTGTAGTGTTGAGCTATTGAACGCTCTTTTTCTATTAAAAAATCTATTTCGTCTTTTTCTACGTTTGTAGCGTTCTCCGAATTGTGTTTAAATACGCCTTTATTAGCGATTGTATAAGCCGCAAAGGGTAAGTATTCAACCATCGCCCAATGTATCAGCATAGGCTTTATATAAGTCGTTACAAGCGTTAAATAATTACCACCTAAATCATCGTTTACAATATCATCTTTTATTTTGTCTAATAATTTAGTGCCTAAGTATGTTTGAATGTGAATATCTTGAGCTACTTTAATCCATTGAATAAAGTTATCCGTGTCTACGTTGCCATTCATGGCTGTAAACTTCACGATGTCATCTCTTGTTATAAGTAATGCCTCTGCCATCTTATTTTCTATAATACCCTCTGTCCTCTCGGTCAATCATTCTTTGACTTACCAAACTTGGATTTTTAACAATATAACCTAATTTCGCAGCTTTTGCTCCTGCAATTTGTTTAGCTGTGTTTACATCAATAGCTTGACCCTCAAACGTTGCGTAAACTCTTTTATTCCAGCGATGATAACAATTAGGACCACCTTTATACAACCATACTGAATATGTCGAAGCTCCATCAATTCCAAAACCAGCATTAACTGGCTGACTTCCCATTTTTATAATATCTTCTTTTCGATAAAGTTTATTTGCTCTCATCATAGATTTGCAAAATTCGCGTCCGTTTTCTTTTCTTTCTCCAGCGTAAACATACCGAGTTAAAAATTTAACGCCATCAATAACCGCGTCTTGTCCACTTCGTAAATTAGGTCTCGGATCTCCAGTTGAAACTAAATTAACAACCTTAGATAATAAACTTTGCTTTGGCTCTTTGCTTAATATCTCGTTGTCTTTGTCATCTGTATCGTAGTCAACTTCGTGTTCATCTATTAATATCCAGTCAGGATTTTCATCTTCGCCTAAATCAATTAACGCTTGAGCAATTTTATCACTTTGTGAACTTAATTCAGTTCCTGTTTCTTCAGCTACCTGCTCTTCGCTTTGTGCATTCTCTAAGTCCATAAACTCCAAAGGCTGTAAAGTCTTAAAGAATAACTTTAACGAAATTCCATTGTAAGCCAATATCCTATCAAAAGCTTCAAGTAATTCATCCTGCATAGGTTTAATAACCATATTATCGAATAAAATACTTGAGTTCTTAAGTTCATCAGCATTCGAACTAAAACCCGTTGACGTTGCAATACCAAATAAAAGCGGACTTGTTACGTTATGGCCTAACATAATCTTACGTAAGCACTCCTCACTTAAATACGAATAGTGTTCAGGTGCGTCGTTTAATGGAATATCATCTACGGTTGTTTTGCTTGTTTCACTTGCATTAAATGCTACAATAGTTCGTAGTCCTTTAGAACCCGTTAATTGTGCGTTTACTTTGTTTGTAATGATACTTTGTTGTTCTTCCGTAGGAATACCATTGTTGAAGTTTATAACCTTTGTACCGCTAAAACCGTGTTGAACTTCATTAATCAAATAGTCTGCAATTTCCTCTTCTAATTTCGCATAAGGAATAGCACCTTGATAATCAGGATAAGCATAATACTTCATTCCTACCGTGTAAGGCTTTACAAAAAGTATTTCTATTTGCTCGTTTGAAAATCCGTAAGCAGGAATTCTTTTAGGTGCGTACTTTTTTACGTCTTGCCAGTTATCCGAATAATAATATCCCTCTACTTCACCGTCTTTATTACACTTTTCAGCACGTAATAAATTAACAGGCATATGGTAAGCCTTTAAAATTCTTTTACGGTCTTTTGAATAATGAACTTGAATAGCGCACTGCCCTAACATCTTTCTGTCGACTACTAATTTACGTACACAATCAGCATGAAACAAAGACATCATTTGAGCGTACTCATTTGGCTTTTTACTTGCATCTAACGCACTTAAACCACGTCCATAAATTAATCTACTTATATTGTTTATTATTGCGTTATTCGTCGTTGAATACGTGTATCTGTCGATTAGATATTGAAAGTAATTATTGTCCTCACCGAACTCAACCCAATTATCTCTTTTAGACTCTTGAATTAATGGCGTTTGGTATGAACTTAAATTAATAATATGTATGTTATCACTCATAAACTATAAAAGTATTTGCAGTTGTATTTGAAGTATATTGCCCGTTGTTAACCGAAAATGTAACTATCGGTTGGTCAGTGCAAAATATCCTATCACGATAAACGATATTCGTTCCGTCTTTTAGTACCAAATTATAAAAATGATTTTCAACTAAGGCAACTTCAACTTCCATTGTAGAATAATAATCACCTGCCGTAAATTCCCACTCTTCAACAACCGTTGTTTCGTTAGTTTGGTCGTCCGTTATTTCAACAGTATCGAAGTCTCCATTTCGCGGAATTAAAGCGAATGTTTGCGCATTTGTTGAAGTAGTTAAAACTATCATACTTTATTAACTTAAAACAGTTCAAATTGTTTCTTAAATAAAAAACCCCACCTAAAAAGGCAGGGTCTTAAACCTATTATTAACAGACAATTCTAAGAAGTAATTACAATAGCGTCATCAGCACCATCAGTAAAGATAGCTTTCAATCCAGCCTCATCAGCGCAGTCAATGAAGTATGCAGGACTTTTTTCCATTCCAGTAAATGTCAAGTTATACCCATTGAAGTCACCCATTGCAGTTCCTGAAGATACAGTTCCAGCAGTAACGTCACAACCTTGGTCATAACCAGCTAAAAAGAATTGGTGGTCTCTTGTTTCAACAACAA